ATTTGATTACGCGCCAGCCCATGCAGACGGCCTCGTTAATCTTCTCTCGGTCCTTGTCTGATATGTGGTGACCACCTCCGGCTTGGTATGCAATCCCATCCACTTCAACAGCAACCTTTTGGGGTTCCCATGCGAAGTCGAACCGCCATTTTCTGACTGGGTGGAATCGAAGCTGCGACTGCATTCCTTTTAACAGATGGGGTCCTAACATTCTTAAGATAGCCCGGAAGTTTTCTTCGTTGTGGCTTACGTTCTGTAAACGTTCATACGCCTTTTTTGAAACGGTATTCTTGGGTGACATGGATCAACCCTCCTATCCTACTATTTTACCACTGGTACTTGGGGATCTATGGGTTTCGGTGGCTCCTCCATAGATATCGCAATGTTTAGTCGATTGATATTTGACTGGTACTTTTTGAGGCGCTTAAAAAATTTCCGCTTCTGTTTAAAGGTGAAGTTTTTTATCTCTATTATCTGACCTTGACTCAAAATGGCTATGGAAAAATGACTCCATGAATTAGCAATCCATGCTTTCGACTCGATGCCAATTAAATGATATTTGTCTAGGTGTGTTGTACTTCCGAAGAGGTCTTCAAGTATTAAGTCGAAGTGGTGGTCTGGAATATCGCCTTTGAATAATTTCCTTGGGTCTTCAAAGCCGTAATCTATGCCGAATGTTATCTGATATAAGCAAAGGGAATTATCTACTTTACAAACCACAATAGGCACGTTATAATACAGGCATGAACTTAATCGAAATAGCACAGCTTACAGAAAACGAGGCAAGAGAATATTTGGAATCAATTCGATGGACTGATGGTGCGAGATGTCCCCATTGTGAATCAAAAGAAGTAACTAGGTTAAACGGAAAGTCTACACGACCTGGTGTCCACAAATGCAAAAATAAAGAATGCAGAAAACAATTTACTGTAACAGTTGGGACTATATTTGAAGGCTCACACGTACCTCTAACTAAGTGGCTCTTGGCTTATCATTTAATGTGTTCAAGTAAGAAAGGTATTTCTGCATTACAGCTTCAAAGAAATCTGAAACTAGGCTCGTATCAAACAGCTTGGCATATGGCACACCGAATAAGATTCGCTATGGGTAGAGATCCACTAAAATCTAAACTTTCTGGTGTGGTGGAAGTGGATGAAACTTATATCGGAGGTAAAAACAAGAACAAGCATAAAGACAAACAAGTAAAAGGCGATCAAGGGCGAAGCACGAAAAGCAAAACACCTGTTATTGCCCTTGTTGAACGAAATGGAAACGTGCAATCTAAACCTATTGAAAGAGTGGGGGCCAATGAATTAAAAGGTGCAATACGTGAATCCGTTGAAAAGACAGCTACCATAATGACTGATGAATGGCCTTCATACCAAGGGATTGGTAAAGAGTACAAAGGTGGCCATCACATTGTTAACCATCGTGAAGGGGAATACGTGAATGGCGAAGCCTCCACAAATACTGTAGAAAGTTACTTTGCCTTACTTAAAAGAGGTGTAATGGGAACTTTTCATCATGTATCGAAGCAACATCTCCATAGATACTGTAATGAGTTCAGTTTCCGTTGGAATAATCGAGAGTGTACAGACGAAGAACGTACTTTCAACGCTCTTAAATGTGTTGAAGGAAAGCGTCTAAAGTACAAGAGCTAATTTACGGTGATCTTTTTAGCTACGCTATAACGACCACTTCTAAGCGTAATCCACCCTTTATTCTTCTTAAGGTAATACAATCTTGCCCTTAGTGTAGATGCCTCTATTTCACCGTCTGAACTTTTATAAATCTGCAACAATTCATCAAATGAAGCGCCTCTTCCAAGTTTATTTTGGGTAGATTGTACAAGTTGAAGAGTTTTCTTTGATGTATCTCCAGTTGGCCACCCCTTTTTTTTCGTTTCTTCTCCCTTAAAACTTTGTGTGGCATCACCAACTAGCTCCGATATAACTTTATTGATTCTAGATACTGATTGCAATAATGCATCTCTCTCAGTTTTGAGAGTTTTCAATAATTCAACCTCATTTTCAACTCTTTTTAACATATTACTCCCGCTCATTTTGTTTACTCCTTCCCATTTTTGGGTATTTGGAGTATAATTAGGCTCAAAATTGAGTCTAAATCATACTCGATTTGGTTCAGTGGTGCGCCCGGCCGGAATTGAACCGACAAGCTCGTGTGGAGCGATAAGGTCCAAACTTATCATGTTTACCAATTTCAATCACTGGCGCACCACATTATATTACAGACTACAAAGAATGCATGCAAGTCTTTATGAAGAATTGAAAGAATGAAAAGAAAAACAAGCCCAGATCAAAAGAACAAACCTTCAAAAAAGCTCAATATGTCTAATTTATCAATGAAAGATGCCCTAAAAAGCACAATGGAAGTCAAGATAACGAAAGAGGATAAAGAGACATTAAAGGGTAAATCAAGCTAGAATATCTTTATGTCGTGGTTTGCCAACAGGATAATTCCCTAAGCAAAATATCAGATAACAAGCTACTCCACCCATCCCTATTAGTAAGAGGAACGCTATAACAATCTTAATTGCTAACATAGGACAACTTCTCCTCTACTTTTTTTATTGAGTCACGGTCAAATAGATATGGGGGTGACTGACAAAGGATCTTCATCAGAGAGGGTGAGTACATTTTCTTTAGGAGTTTCTTACGTTGGCGTTTATTCATTGCCGTTTCCTTTACAATACATAATGCATATTATGTGAAGTTTTTTAAATCCTCTAATTTGCACCATCTTAGTTCTGAAAATACTGGGTTGTAATTTAAAACAAAATGTAGGGAGCGAGTATCCCCATCCGTCCATCTTGGAACTGGAAAGTCAATTCCAACTGACATGCAAAGCCTTTCAAAAAATGGGGACTCTCTAAGATACCCGTTTTTTGCGAGTATCATGAATGGCTTTTTCTCCTCTATTAAGGGTCTAAGTCTTTGTATCCAGTAGGGCTTTATTTCACGATATTCCTCATCTTTTATCAGGTCCCTATGGATATCAGGATGCGACATATCGAACCACTTTTTTTTCAACGTAATATGCAATATTCTTAGGTCACTCACCGCCGACACCTATATAACACTTTTCCTTTTCCAGTGCAGGATTCACAATCCTATTTGCAGCCACAATGGCTTTTTGCATCGCGTGCCTCTTATTGAGTTCATTTACTTCACGACGATGCCTACAATTAAGACAGGGGCACGTAAATTTTAATTCCTCACCCATCACGCCCTCCTTTCTCTGTCCGTTCCGAACTCCCTCTTTGAGGCAGTATCCACATCTTGGTACTGGGCCGACCTAAACAAGGCTCACACATTAAGGGGCCTTTCCCACCTACCTGTATTAGACACACAGATGTTTGCCCACACTTATTACATTCATAGCCCTCACTCACCGCAGTCTCCTCTTCACATAGTTTACTAAGCCATCAATTTGTTCTTTGCTCAGATATATCGTAGCGCCAACACCATCTATTGATTTTGCGGTGAGAACGACTACATTTGAGTTAGTAGAAAGCCTCTGAACAGTTAAACTCAGGATCTCATCCATATACAAGAATTCGATGTCATTGTTTTCACTCATCGCCGCCGCCTTCCTTTTCATACAACTCGGATGAACAAAAACATACACTTCCATCCGGCTGTGGGAAAATCAACGTTTCCCACTTACCAAAACAAGGGACTGGCAGAATTCTGTTCTTGCTGACGTTCAAAACAAGTTCCCCTGACTATCGATTTGCCCTTCGTGTCCGCACCACTTACAACGTGCAAAAGTTAAAAACCCAGTTCGGCCTTTATTTTTCTGACTATGTGCGAACCCACTAACAATGCTGTGCCAGCCTATTTTACAAAACATTTTCTTGATTATTTTCATACTCAAATCCTCCTTAATTTCTCCTTTTTATTCCTAACTTTATTCCTAACTCAATACCCAAGCCTCTCCCTCCAATTTAAAGGCCTTACCGATTTTAAATGACACTCCCAAAAAGCGTAGGTCGTGGACTCCGGAAAGTCAGAACATTCATCTGGAACGACTCTGAATTTAGGGAATGTTATGCCGACCTCGTCATCGCTAAAACAAAGCCAGTCAAGTATATATATCCCTGATCCAAGTCTCTGTAATCCGACGGCACCTGTTTTTCCGTCGTAGTAGACTCGCTCTCCGAGGTATTTTCCGAGTTCCTTTATGCTCTTACTCACCGCCGTCTCCTTTAAAGGATGAATACTGTCCACCTCTGGCCTTATGGGCTCTCAATTTTCCAGATATTTCAAACCCTTTGTCTGTTAAAGAAATATGTGGGTTTATCCCACTACCCCTATTTTTTAGCAGCCCCGCATTTTCTAAGTCTTCAATACAATCTAAGTCGTCGTGGTCATCTAATCGCCTGCTCAAATCCACTTCATCATTTTCAAGGAAATACCCTGCTAGTTTAGTTCCCCATTCGGGCTTCCAGCCAGAGTGAATCGCCTCGTTTTTTATTCTCAAATATTTAGTTGGAATACCCCCGCCATAATAATCCACGCACCTTACTTCACAGAAGGCAAATACTGACCAATGGTCCTTACCAAAATCATTAATATTCATACTAAAATCCTTTCCTATGTTCTACAACTTCACTTTCCGGACGCTCAGACACGTTATTCAAGGGATATTTTTCGGAAATCACGATCTTTTCACAGTTCCTACACTGCCACTTATCTTTGAAGCACTCGATGGGGAAACCTTCGCATTTTCTAAAGTTATGTGGGCCGCCATTTAAACAAGGTGCCTTTTCTTCGTAATAATTAACTGTATAGTCCAATCTAAAAACAAAACCTTTTTCGCAATGGTTACATTCATATTCATAAACCCTGTCTGTTTCATGACAATCGTCTGGGTCTTTTAATTCTTTTTCACAATAGGGGCATTCTAAATAACTCACTTCAAACTCTCCTCTCTATGTCCGGTAATGCTAATTTCCATCTTTATCACCAACTCCTCCACTTTTCTGCGTAAACTTCATTTTAACTGTCTGGTTTTTAATCAAGGTGCCCCTTTTATGTTTCTGGTAGTGATGTTGCTGGTAGTGTGGTTGGCAGTATCCAAGTGCATAGTAACCTTTTATACATCCGTTTACTGTGCATTTTCTCGGGAACTTGGGTGGCCGCCTAAATTCGCCACACCAAGAACCTTTGAAGACATCCGGTAAAAAATATTCCGTGTGGATTTCTCCATCAAGGGATGCATATGATGGGAATGGCGGGTATCTATGACAAAAACCCTCATCGTAATCGAAGTCCTCATAAAAGAAGCAGTCCTGGCATTTCTGATTACGGGGATTATCCATACTCAGGCCCCACTTTCTCGAATCTGTTCTCAAATTCAGATGAAGGGAATCCCAACCATCCCCCAAGACCTGTCTTTAGAACATATGTACCAGGACAAATTCGCTGCTCACATTTCCCATCTTTATCGACTAACATGCCGTGTTCCGAACTTATTTTTTCGCATGAATCACAAAAATCTTCGTATTTTTCCCAGGGATTAATTAAAACATATTTTTTTACTTCGTCATGATCGCCCAATTTAAACCACTGTTTAGCAGGAAATTCTTCAGACTTTGCTCTGTATTTATCCATCCCCAGGCCCCTCCGGAAGTGGCATCCACCCAATAGGATCAATTTCGCACTCGTGGTCAGTGAACCACGCTCCCTTATGTCCACTGCCGCTGTAAGCCTCGTCATCAAAACGTGGGTCAAACAAAAGGATTCTGGTCCCATCCTTAGGCGCGGTGGATATTTTTCGCCATTTAGTCATCTTCCACCAACTTCACATTCAATAAGCTAAACACTACGATGCCCTCCTTCTGCATATAGGGAGTAACGAATCCTATGTCTGCTTCCACGGTTCGTTTGGGGAAGGCGTACACCCGGCCGTCCATCTTAGTCATTAGTACCCGATCACCTTTTTGATAAGCCCGATCATTGTTACGGATTTCAAACGTCTTATCGCCATTCAAAACGTGGTCGAAGTATGCCTTATCGATATTTATTTCGTGGATTGTCATCATTTTCTCCTTATAATAAAAGATGCGGCTCTTCGCCATTCAAGTAGCACCGGGGGGTGCAAAAATAAGTAGCAAGGCAAGCAAATATTAAGATTCCTACAAACGCTGCTATTACCATCATTTCCTCCTCAAGTTTTGTTTAATCATTGTTTTTTACAAATGGTGTTTTCTGGCCACAGAAAGGACAGTAGATCAAGGTATGTTCCGGATATTTATAGTTTTCATACCAAGTTTTGTGATCTAGGAGTGAGAATTTATCTGTATATTTGTCTTTAATTATTCTGTTTTGCCAATCTACCATTGCATTCAGCCAATCCTCTAAATCGACACAACACAAGTCATTAAATATTTCAGCTTTAAAAATATGTTTGGGCTCACCGTATTTTAGTGTAATGGCTACGCATAGAGTTGCCACTAAACAAATTAGTAAGTATTGGGACCAGAAGTTTATCAATAGCTGCGTGTTGGTTAAATTAGGATGGGATAGTGGTATGTAGAGCATAAAGAATCCACACATAGTCATCAAAATCCCAGGAACTATTTTTAATGTGATCATTGGCGTTATTTTTTTCATCGTTTCCTCCTTAAATGTCGCATAATAGAAATCTTCATCTTCTGTAAAAATCCTGGTGGATGTAGAGGCTTAGGAGGCTTTTCTTCGTAGTATTTGCAGTCGTTTTGCTTGTTAATTTCGTTGCAACGACCATCAGTCTCGGATATGGGCGTGTCGACTTTGCAATCTGGATGACTACAAAAATGAATCGCAATAGTTGTAGACGCCCAATGATATTTGCAATCACGGCAATAAACTTTCTCACTCATCCCTCTTCTCCCTTTCTTTTAAGATTTTACCCATCTCCAAATGATATAGGTATCTTCTATATTTTCGCTTCACTTTTCGTGTAATATATTTGACAATCAAATTTTGTACCCATGCCCAGCGTATAAATGGGACATCCTTAAAGGATGCAGCTTCATACCGTGTTATTTCTTCCATACTTAGCCTATTTCGCATCCTTCTTCTCCCTCTTGTTTATTGGCAAATCGTCCAAATAGGTTTTGGGTCGATCTGTTTGGGGCGGCTCGTTAGTTCCGCCTTTACGAGAGAAGCCCTCAACAAGCACGCTCTTTCGTCTAGGCGGTTTAGTTGTAGGGAGCTTCCGTTTGTAATCGGGTGAACCTACCCAACTAAATCCAAATCCTGCAATACAAAGCAGTATGAAGGAGATTATGAATGTTTCTAGTTCAGTCATTGCATACTCTCAAACAATTTTTGCCATTGTTCCGAAGGCGTGTGCTGCTTATTTTTCTTGCTCATGGCCGTCAGGTCTAATGCGTAATCTTCTGGGAAAGAGAACTCAAAATATGCATATGTGGAGTCAAAATCATCATCATAATCAGTGACATACCCAGCAATATTCCTGAGGTCTTGATTCCATGGCCCGGAAGGATGGTTTTCTACCGGAGCATCTTTGCTGAAACGCTCTGGAAAATAGCACTTACAGTCTTCAAGGCTATCATAATAGTCCCTATTACCCCCGCCGGTTCGCGTGTAAATAATTATGCGATCGTCTTTTAAATAGCAATTACGGAATCTCGGCACATCAAATTCACTAATGCCCAAACACCGCAACAACAGATTGGAATTATTATCCGTACCAAAAAGCATGTTATAAAGACTCATCTAAACCGTCCCCCCCATTCATTGGAAATAAGCCACGAGGACCAAACCCAGACAACAGACCGTCCTTGTCACGTCTCCAATGGAACTTCTCCTGACGCTGCAATCTAGCCACTTCAGGCTGCATCCACTCTTCGCCATCGCTGCTACTGTTTGACGTGGTGTCTGAGTCGTACTCGAATGGGTGGAAGGCGACTATTTTCTTTGATGTGTGTTTGTTCATTTTTGTTTACCTAATCGAACATTACCTCATCCATACGCGAGTCTATGTGCCATTGCTTACCAAATAGTTTTGAGAGCAAGTAAATAATTGGACTTAGGCCATTACAAGTTTCAAGCCAGTGAGAAAATCCAGGGTCGATGTTCCTCATCGTCAGTGGCATCCCCATTTTCCTGAGCTCGTCGCACTTTTCATCAAAGTTAACTATTTGTAGTGGAGGTGGCACAAATCCCATTAAACCGCCCCCTTAAGCCATTTCATGATTCTTGAAAAAAGACTCGGCGGTTTGGGTGGTTTTGCTTCAAAATATTTGCAATCGTTATTTTTATTGGCATCCTCACAGAACGGTACGACTTTTTTTGTGGCCGTATCAATCCTCTTTTCAGGATGTAAGCAACGCTCCCAACTAAGTCCAAATCTTGATATGACTTCGTGATGGTAGTACTTACAATCTCCACAGTAGACTTTTTCAGACATAAACAGCCCCCTCACCACGACAATGAATACAAATCCAGAGGGGATTACGATAGAAGTTTAAAACCCCACCAGTGCCCCCACAAGGCTCACACACCTTTTTGTCAGGATCGGCGAACTGGTCTGGGTCAGGCTCTTCCAGGTGGGTGTCTGATAGTTTGGTTAGGGTTAGGTAGGTCATTATTTATCCTCCAGTCGATCAAGATAGCTATGGTCGTGGCCACGTCTCGTTATTGGCTTCTTTTTAGTTGAGCGTTTCTTTTTAAGAAAATAATTACATCTCTTGCAATGGGTGCAATCCGAAGATACGTGTGTGCCGCAATGTTCGCATCTCCCGGCTCTATCGTAGAGGGGTTTATTTTTCATAGAAGTCCCCATTCATAAATACAATGACTCCATGAGGCCCAATAACTATATGTGTATGCCAGGCTATTCTTTTGTCATTCCCATATGGTTCAATAGTTATTTCGTCCTTAGTTATTTTTGGGCCATAAGTGAACTCTTTATTTATGACATTGACAAGATCATCGATGTTTCTGACGTTTACTCTCGTGTCCATAGACTCCTGCAGACCACCTCTATGAAATCTGAATTCATTTTTATTCATAGGGTTTCTGATACTGCCTCTATATAATCTGAACTCATTTTTATTTTATCGGATAATTTTCTACTTTCAGCCTGTCTTTGACACGCTGCAAAATAAGATGATTTTGCTTCTTCTATAGTATTCTCAATTAAAAAAAAGTCACAGGACTTGCAGCACGCAATCCACCGATCAAAATAAGGCCTAGCACCTATAGAAATTTTCATTATTTCCAAACCATTAATATGAGCAATTGTTTGTAAAGTTAGAGGCCCCCCACAGAAACAGTCTGTGGTCACTATATTTTTATTTTTGTCCACTAACAACCTCCAAAGCCAAAGCAGCATAATCCAACGCCCCATAACAATCGTCATCATACTCCCCTATGGGCACCCCCTTCTTCTGCGCTAAAGGCAATGCTGTATTCCTTCTTATTTTGGTCTTAAATAAAAGATCACCTATTCCGCTCTCATCAAATTCCCTGTCCACATACTTAGATGTCGTTAAATTCTTTTGGTATTTAGTTATTAGGATCCGTGAGAGCTCTGCCTCAATGTCCAAATCCTCTTTAAGCTCGTTAAAGCTATTAACCAGATCAGAAAAGGCTTCTATAGCCAAAAATTCCCCTTCCACAATGGCATATATGTCGGTAGATGCCACCATTGCATTCTCACTTAAAAACCCACGGTTTGGGGGACAATCAAAAATAATGTATTGAAAATTATCTTCGTATCGAGCTAATGCCTTTTTTAGTTCCTTTTCCAGAATATTTTCCCTTCGAATTCTGGCCGACATTTCATTCTGCAGATTAGCCAATTTCTTATGGCTAGGAACGACTTTAATGCCATGCACATCCACAAGATGAAGATCAAACGAAAATTTTCCATAGAAGAAATCGTATGAACTTTTTTCAGGTGAACTCTCTAGCCCAAAAACCTTATTGATTCCCCTTGATGGATCGAGATCGAACAGTAACACATTCTTGCCTGCCTTAACTAAATAGTAGCTAAGATTAGCCGCTGTGGTACTCTTCCCAACACCACCCTTCTCACTGATAATTGCGATAACCTTTGTCATAGGTATATGGTAACACTGTTGCTATATATGTCAAGCATTTATGCACACATGGGATACCACATTGATGTAATACGATTTTTTTGCTAAAATTAATGCATGCCCAGGGATGTGACCTACAACTACGACATAAAGAAAATAGGCGACCTCTTGAATGAAGGCTTATCTGAACGTTCCATAGCAAAAGAGATTGGCGTTAACCACTCTGTACTGTCTCGATGGTTGCGCCGAAATGTGGAGGTCGAAAAGATCGTTAAGCTCACATACAATCCCAAGAAAAAGAAGTCGTCGGTTAAGACGTAGGGAGATTTGCTAGCTCGTCATCAAGCCAAGTGGGTTTTGTAGGGAACGATAGGTCAGTGAAGTCATTGGCTACTATGGTGGCAGGAAGGTCCCTTAACTCCTGGCGATACGTGTCTAATTCTGCTAGTTGGGGTGCTGTTAGAGGGTAATCATTCTGGTTTTTGAGCTCATTTGTTTGGACTATGAGACGATTTCTCTCTGGCCTAACAATCCCATCCAAATACCAATCCTTGGATGTTTGTTCGTTGTAATTCGAATTGTCTGTGAATACATTTGTGGTGAGGTCTTCAGTCTTTTTGATGTGTGGCTGTATGTTTTCGTATGCTGAGTTGGCCACTTCGATATCTTTATACATGTAGTGCTTAAACATTTTTTATTCTCCTATGTAGCGGTTGCAACTGCAATTATCTTCATATCTGTTGAGAAATTAGAGATGTCATCGCCCCCTGAATAACTTACTCTCAACTCAAGATTGTTGTCATCAACTGAATTTGTGTTGAATGAAATGCGGGTAAACATGCTGAAATTATTATTAATTAGGGCTCTATTATTGACATCAAGATTATGATTTGCGCTCCCCCCTGGCCCTAATCGGACAACGAGTTGAAAATCCCATGTTCCCATATCTACATTGGTAGCCAAAAATTCATAGGCCGCCACTGTTCCAACAACATAAAAAGGTATTGATCCCCCAACTTGATTAAATGTCGCTATAACCTGATTAGTTGCTCCTCCAGCTAGGGTTTGATTTACCCTTACTCTTCGTTCATCGCCAGATTCAAAAACGTCCAAATTAATAGTTGGGCCTGGTATTGTCCTGTCTATGGCCGTAATGGGAAGTCCCGAGAATTTAGATAAGTTCTGTATTACCTCGGCGGATTCACTAATAAATACGAAATCAGTTCCATTATAGTAAAGCGTCACGGATTGGCCAGATTCTATCAAGCCTGCCGGTGGATCAGTTGTTCCGTCGACGAGTTTGATATTTTGGATCCCGAGCGAATTTACATTCACTGTTGATGCACCTGTATTTGTGTTTACAGGAACGAAACGTATTCTTAAGCCATTGAAGTAAGCCGTCGGACCCTGAAACCCTAATACAGTGCTCGCGACATAGGCATCTGCCACACCTGAATCAGTGTAGAAATCTGCACCACCAGAATGTATTGATAATGCCTTTGAAAGCTGGTCGAGTACACCGGCACTTAGTACTTGGTTACTATCCTGGATAGCATTTTCTATTTCATCGGTATACTGGTTAGCTTCGCTCGCAAAAAATTGGTCCCCAGTATTTTTAGTTGGTACTTGCATTATCGCTCCCTAAGATACGTCCCTGAAAATGATAAACACATTTGCTGGCTTAACTAAATTATACACGCATTTTAGAATTTGCACCGCTGTTTGTTCAAATACGAAAGGAAAGGTATAGGGAAAGACGTTGTTTTCCATTGGGGAGTCTAATTCGATGATCATCGTGAATTTCGCTTCTTTGGGATCTTCGATCATAATGAACGGAAATGTGAATGGAAATCCCGTTTCGGCCCCCCCCAGATATCACATTTACGTCTATCCCAAATTTGGCACCCAAAGCCTCAAAGTCTTCCACCGTTGAGACGTTCATACACGCTAGTTTAATGATGACGTGAAGGCGCCGTTCTTCGATTGTGCCTGTTGCCGGGAAACAATCATCAGGAATGCCCAGCGCCTTTTCCCATTCATCGAGAAGCGAATCGGCAAAATTAATGTCGTGCTCTTCTGATATCTGTAAAAAGGTGCTCTCGAATCGTTCTACTTCAGGGACCAACGCGCTCAGGTACGTTCTGAAGGTAGATGCATCGATGTTTTTGGTGGCGAAGGCTCTACCGTTCGGCAAAAGCTTCGTAATCCCATTTAGCTGTTGTTCGGAAGTGTGCGGCTGAAATAGCTTGGCCATAACTAAATATTAGCATTTCCACGATCGAAAATGTATGATGGAGATATAATCCTGTTTTAAGTCGATTAAACCAAAAAATATGTCAAACCATAACTTGAGGACGACACAAAATGAGCACCTTTTTACAGATATCAGAAGAGCACGACATTAATTTTGCCGATTCGCTTCTCGATGAATGGGAAAAGGCGCTGGGCATTCCTGATGATTGTTTCCCGGC